CGATAAATCGTTTCATGTCTCCTCCTCAAAATAAAATTTACCATTAAAAGGTTTGATTTCAATGATTCCATAATCTAACCCAAGTCTTGCTATAAATGGCTTGCTGATTCTTTCATGCAAGGTAGACATCTGCTCTCTGAATTCATCTAACAGAAGAGTAGATTTGTAGAAATTACATTGATAGCACGCTGGCATATAGTTTTCAAAACTATCTTCTCCACCTAAATAGTGAGGGTGTAGATGATCCACTCTCAAAGTTTTCAAGTCCAAAACCTTGCCACAATAAGCACAGTGACCACCGTATTTATCCAAAACTTTTTGTCTCATGACTTTAGATATGCTTTTTCGTTTCAATCTGTGACCTCCTCAACCTCAATTCCTTCACAAGAGAAGACCCAGCCGAACCCAGTTTCTTCTAGTTGTTTGCGGGTGAATTTAGACTTTAATCTACTTTGTAAGAATCCTAAGAAATTCTCATCTTCAACTCTTACAAGATACTGTTCTGCAGCTGTAATCTTCACAAAGTACAGCTTCTCTTTCTCGACCTCGTAGCCGTCCAGCCAAGCACGAGCAAAAGTTTCTTCGTTCTTTTTGATCCATAATGTTAATTCAATGCCTTGGTTATTTGATTTCAAAAAACTTGGAGTCATAGCAAGATAAAGAGAACTTGTAAGATGTTCTTTACAAACCTCAATCCAATCAGCCACAAACTGCGGAATCACTGGTTTATTCAATTCTTGCCGAATCTTATCAGCATCTTTTAATTGATTACCAACCCATGCTCCCTCAAGTTTGCCTTGCTCGTATCCCTTACGATATTTCATTGAACCGTAGTCATCACCTAGTTCTTTGAGGATGTCATTTAGCCATCTTGTTTGGGTTGTTGGATCAAACCCTCTAATTCGACGAACGACATCTTTTAACTTGAACGGCAATGGTTCTGGTTCATCTAAAGACCGTAAGTCTTTCAAAACCAAATTAACCGAGGTCATTTTTTTCTTGCTAGCTTTAAATTTTTCGTATCGTTCAATTAGTCCCTGAATGTTCATTCTCTATCTCCTTCGATTTCTAAAACGGCATCCTGTGTAAACGTATTACCAATTTCATAATATTTGTATTCCTTAGCCGTCACTTCAAATGTTTCTTCGATCTGCTTATTTCCTGCATATCCTGAAACGACCAGAATGTATTTTCTTTTGGTTCTGGTTGGCACAAGTACAGAACTTTTACCTGTCGCAACAGGTATGAACGTTGTATGAGGTTCATCAATGTACTTATCTACCACCGTCCCACTCGAAATCTGGTGACATGCTATGAGGAAGGATGCGAGTAAAACAACACATAGGATTTTAAAGTATCTCATTCCTTATCCTCCAAAATTACTGAACGGAACTTCCCATCTATAATTATCATACTTACGTACGATATCTTTTAAAATTTTACCTTTTGAGATTTCAATTTCTTGTGTAAATTGCATACCTTGTTCAAACGTGAATATCTTAATGTCAACATTGAATTTCTCAGATATTTTTGTGTAATCGTCTGGGATAGCTCTCCACGCCTGCTCAAAATTATCAAGTTCGATGATAAGAAAATCATCGTCAAGATGAATTTCAAAACTATCATTGTCAATAAAAGCACGTTTTGTGCCATTGATATAAAAATAAGAGTCCGTTGTAGTAAAAGTGATTATCTCACCGTCTGTATCTTCTTCGATTGTGATGTTTCCAACAGCTCCAAACATATATTTCAAAGCTGATTTAATGTTTTCTGCACGTCCTCTTAGTTTAATTGTTCCTTCTGCGAAATTTGCCATCTTTATCCTTCATAATCCTCTTCTTTCACAAACACCCCGTCAATCATCTTACCTTTGCGGTCCTTGATGACTTCATAAGCTTCTTCTAAGCAACTTTCAGCTGTAGTGCCATTGCAAAATGAAACCGTACTAACAACACTATCAAGAAACATCAGGTCTGCTTTGATTAACGGAATTTGTGTCTCATTGTGGCACATATGAACGTATAGTTTTTGAGCGATATTCCCTAAACTAGAAACCATCAGCAGCAATTCAAGTTCCTGTTGATTTGCTTGAATCTGAGCGCCGTTCTTGATTTGTTGCTCAAGTCCAATCAATACTACCTGGATATCTCCAAGAGCATCATAGATCAGTTCAAATTTATCCTTTGCGATACCCTCAAATAGTTCTCCTGACTCTTCCATCAG